CGACAGCGACAATCCGGCAGCAAATGCTGCGGTGAATAGCCCGCGGCCGGCACCCACCGAGATGCCATCGCCATACGGCACGGTGACAGAGCCGTTCGTGACCAGAAAATCAGAGTAGGCTTTGCCTTCGCCAGGATCGCCGCAATCGAGCCCGCCAGCGAACACTTGAACCGTGTCGCCGTTGAGGTGCCATAGCCCATTGATGGTCAGTGCTGTGCCGTTCGACGACACCGACGTCGGGTTGACGGCAGAATCGAGGAACCATGCAGAGGTCAAGGTGGCCGTCTCGCTCGGCGTGTCCGTCAAGACCTCCACCTGCCGAACCGCAGACACGGTATCGCTCGACACCAGAGTCAGCGCATCCAAGGTGCCATCAACAGAAGGCCCAGACGCAAGACTTTCAACGGTGTGCCCACTGCCGAGCTCGTGGCGATGCCATGCCGCATAGGTCGGCCCCTGCGACGTCGTCAGCGTGTCGCGCTTGTAGGTGACGCCGAAAAATGAGCCATCGGCGTTTCGTCCCCACAGGATCGGTGTCGCGGCGTCCGTATAGGCGAGTTCCTGCACCTGATGTTGCGTGATGTGCTGTGCCTTGTCGGCGAGGTTCGGCGCGGAGAACTTGCCGGAGAACACATCGGCAAAATATTCCATCACCTTCTGGAAATAACGTTTGACCAGGACCAGCGTATGCTCGGTACGCCGCGGCTCGACGTTGGCGCTCCCGATCTTGGTCACGCGGCGCGCAGCAACATTCGTCGGCGTGATCGGTCCCGTCGTTGGCGCCTGCACCAACCACTCGCCAGCCAGCGTCCCCATGATGACGCCCTGTAGGTCCGGCACCATCCAGTAGATCGGGTTCACGCCGTCCGAATTGAAGACGTAGGAAATTGCGTTCGAATCCGCGACTGCCCCGCCCTGTCCGGTCGGTGCAAAGTTGATCGACGTGCCAGAGATGCCATTCGACACGCTCGCGTCCCAGCGATTGGCTACGGCGCCGCCAAGCCACAGCCGGCCCTCGTGATAGCAGCCGCAGGTTGGCCAACCGGTCGTATTCGAGTAAGCGCCAAGACGCCATACCCGGATTGGCGTGGTGTAGAGCAGTGGCGCGCCTAGCACCTGAAGCGTGCATGCCGCTCCGGTGCCGGTGCCGGCCGGGCTGAAGAACTGGACCTGCGCAAATGCAACCGTGACCTGAAAGGAAACTGGAACATAAATTTGGTTGGCGCCATAGCTGATCGTGACCCACACGTATTCCCATGAGGTGGACTGGTCTGTCGACGTGATCGTGACGGGTGAATTGGTGTTCGCCAGATTGGCAGCGGATTGCCCGATGATCGTCCCATCGGTCGAGTTCACCGGGGCCGTGTGCTTGGCATACATCGTCAGCGTGAAGAACGAGCCGATCGTCGCGACGAAGGGACCGGACCCATCGAAGCCGTTGTAGGTCTCGATGACCTCGACAAAGCCCTGATCGCTCGAGGGGTAGACCGTTGCCGATCCGATCTTCTGCGCAGATGCGCCTGAATAGTTCTTGCCGGCAAACTGCTTATCCGTAGGCACCGAGGTTGTCAGCGTGGCGCAGTTGACCTGGCTCTTGTTGGTCGTTCCGTCAAAAGCCGCAGTCAGGCCGCCGCTTTGCACCAGGCTGCCGATGTTGACCGATCCGGCGAGTGTCCCGCTAATCAGGTTGGCAAGACCGATGATTTTGCCCCATGACCAGATCGCAGCATTGGAGGCGATAGCCCAATGGGTTGTGTCGTTGCCCGGAACGTTGCCGGTGTTGGTCGAAACCAGCGAAATCCAGTAGGTCGACTGGCCGGGAATATTGCTCGGATTGTAGGAGACAAACTGGCCGGCAGAGTAGGTGGTGCCAACCGCCCACAGATCCGGCTCAGAGAACAGACGCACCAGGCGGCCGACATCGCTTCCGATAAATCCGTTCGGTCCGACGGCAAGGCCCGCGCTGACCACGACCCAGTTTCCGGGATGGGTGTCAGGCTGGTTGCCGACATTGGCGTCGGTGAGAGATTGATAGTTCACGCTGCTGAAGACGACGAAATCGCCTTTCGAATACGACCGCCCGCTGTCATATGCCGTGAACGAGATCGTGAGCGTGATGTTGCCGTTCTTCGCCGATGGCGTTACGACGGCACCTCCCGTGATAGGATCGAGGTAGGGGCCATCCAGAAAAGAGGCCGGAGCGAGCGCGAACGTCGGCTGCGTCGTTCCTGTCGGCAGCGCCGTCACGGTCAGAGCCTGTGGCGCTGCGATGCTGTTCAAGAGGATGCTGGTCGTCTCGGCCTGCACCGCACGCAGCGTGGACCATGAACCTCCGATATAGACGGTCGCCACCTCAAGCACGCGCTTGACATTGGCATTCGCTACCAGCGCTCCAAGCGTCGATCCGTCGATATTGGCGCCGGTCAGTGCGTCGGCGATCGAGAAATGTGTGCTGTCCGTAACCGTGATCGTGAATTGCCGGTTTTCCAGCAGCGGCGTCGAAGCACCGGGGAATATCACGGTGTTTCCGGTCGACCAGCCGTGGGCGTTCGTGGTCTGCACCACCGCCGGATTTGCGGCGGACACCGCGACAATCACCTGCGGATCATTCGTGGTGATCAGCGTCGCACCGGATCGCGCACGCATGAAGCCGTCGGTGAACTCCAGCGTGTTCGGCTCTGACTGTTCATAATCGAACTTGATGACGCGGCCGGGCGCTCCACCGCGGGTATGGCCGCCATACATAGTCCCAGGCCGCCGCGTCCACGTCCCGATCTCAACGGGAAACGAGTTAAGGCAGGCCTTCAGCGAGATGTGATAGTCGGGCTTGTCAAACCGCCCCTGCGCGAATTGGGAGAGCTCGCCACCCAAGAAGCTACCGACTGCCCACGTTGCCCCGGGCATCGGTCAAATCCTGCAGGAGATAAGTTCGTCGTCGGGCGGATCGGTATAGCCGTCCTCGATTGCGTCGACCATGCCGGCTTCGCTGATCCAGCGATCATAAATCTTGGCGATGGTTCCGAGTTTTGTGGTCGACTGCGTTAACGTCTCGCACACCTCAAGCCCGATCCGCGCGGCTAGGCCCTCGCAGAACATCGTATGCATACGCGCGACGTCGGTGATGTTGGCGATGAACCGGAACGGTATCGGCCCAACATCGGAACTGATGAGATATTTGCCCTCGACGAGCCAGTCCAAATATCCCGAGCCGGACGGACCGCCGAGATTATTAATACCCGGCTTTGGATTCTGCGACGTCTGTCGCAAGTATCCTGCAGGAACGCGGTAGACGTTTTTCGTTGTCGATTGAGATGATGGCCCGGCACCCACCGGATAGACAATATTGAGCGTCATAAGGCTGACACCGGACGGAAACGAAGATCCTCCGATCAATAGCCACTTGTCAGATCCAGAGCCGCCGACGAACGTCCTCGTCCACGGCACGAGGATCCCCGTATTCGTCCAGTGCACGCCGCCATCGGTTGTTGGGTCATGACCGATATTGCCGCCAGCGATTGACGTGTACTTGATACCATCCGAGCCCGCGACTGCTGCCGCCGCGCCATAGGTGGTCCCGCTTGACCATGCCGATGGCGAAAGGTCCGGTTCCTGATTGAGGTTGAGATCGATCAGGCTCATGTACGCGACGCTGGAAAACGTCACGACCTGGTTCTTGAAATAGGTGACCGTGGCGTCCCAAGAGGTCGCCGTTCCCGGCACATCCGAATTGCCATCCTGCAGAGAAAGATAGACCAGCGCCGTTCCGTCGCCAGGCGTGGTGTAGACGAGCTCGCCGGGGAAATAGGCGATGCTGGAATCGTACAGCGAGACCGTCATCGGGCCGAAGTACGGCTCCCAATAGGTCGTCAGCAGCGGATCATTGTTGAGATTGTTCGGGATGTTGGAAATCCACAGGCTGCCCTGCTGATCCGCAACAATCGACCCCGCGAAATAGGTCGTGCTCGCGATCCATAGCGCTGCTGATAGAAGCATGGTGCCGGTGTCGAGCGGCCGAAGGATTTCTCGTCTGGTGGCGAAAGTCCAAACGCGCCGCTGAAGCTCGGCCTCGCGCAGTTTGTCATAGCAGAAGGAAACTTCTGCGGCACTGCGGCTGCCGTCATTGAACCCCAGCGTCGGGTCCATGCGATTGGCGCCGCAGTGCTGCAGCGCGCGATCACCGATATTGGCTGGCGTCCGGAATGCGACCATGTGGAGGACGATGCTGGGGACCGCCTACCCTAGCAACGCACCGTCAGGCGCCGCTCAAAGCGGCGGGAAGGTCGTGAATAGGCGACTGAATAGCGCGGTGCGGATCATTTCAAGCGCGAGGATGACGTCCTTATCGGTCATCACCTTGCCTTGACCGTCGACGTCGGCGATCCGAAGTTCGATGTCGGTGGACGCCGAGGAAGACGTGCCGAAGGTGAAGTCGGAGATTTTACCTCCGCCAACACCCCGATTGATCGCAATGAAGTGGTTCGACATTGCTCACCTCAGTAGCCGTAGCCGAAGCGGGCGTAGATGTTGCCGGCGGCGCCGGTGCCCGCGGCGGTCGAGACGTAGGCCATCAGATCGAAGTAGCCACCTGGGTCCTGCGGGTTGCCGCGGCCATCGACGAAGCCGAAGGTCTGCCAGAGTGGCTGCATGGTGATCTTGGCGAGCGTGTAAGTCGCGGTCACGCCATTCAGCACGAGCTCGCCCGACGTGTATGCGACCGATGCCGACGAGTTGTTGATCGTGCCAAACAGTTTGTTCGGGCTGGAATAGGCCGAGACTGTCGTGGTAGTGACACCATCGTTCGCCGTGGTCGGAATCACGGCCTCGCCGGCGGATGCGGGCAAAAGACTGGCCGGGGTGCCGTCGCGGGTGGAGTCCGACCAGACGATGTTCAGGTCGAATGCCAGTGCGTGGGTGCCCGTATCGAGCGCGGTGTCGGTCGCGATGAACAGCGCTTTCGGGATCGCACCGGTCGGAAAGCGTACCAGGCGGTAGACAGATTTCGTCGATGCCAGCGGCACCGCGGCGGCGGCGCAGAAGTCGTCGACATAGGTCCGGCGGCCCGCGGCGCCGACCGAGGCCGTGTTCGGCACGATCGGGGTGGCGTCGAGGTTGGTGATCGACTGGGATTTGATTTGTTCGGCGGCCATGGCGGCAGTCTCCCTTTAAGCAGTGATGTCCGCGCCGGACGTGTCCGAGCACAGGATGGAAACGACCTTGCCGGGCTGCATGCGCAGATAGCCGGCCATGGTGGTGGTGGTGAGCTGCCAGGGGCGTCCGGACAGATCGACCCGCTGGTCGATATAGTTCTCCATGTCCTTCCACATGCCGAGCATGAGGCCGGATTTGACGAACACGATGACGTTGCGGACGTTCGAGGCGACCGACAGTCGCTCCGAGGTGACGATGTCGAAGCCCAGAAACTGGG